AAGAGATGCAGATGTCCAATGGACAGAATGTATTCGAACTTGGGAGGTAGGTAAAATGGCACAGCAAGTGATTAAGATTAATGGTCGGACTATTCATCAGCCAGACACATTCAAATTCAGTTTTGCCACTACCTCTACAGAGGGAACAGAGCGATTAATGAGTGGCGTTATGTGCAATGAACCGATGTTCACGGTAGAATCTTACGCTTATGAGGGTAGCGACATAAGTATATCAGAAATGTCAAGTCTGCTACAGATGATTGTAAACCAGAGACAGGTGCAACTATATTATTTTTCCGTGTATTACGGAAGATGGAGAGAAGCACCGTTTTACGTCACACAAGGAAGTGTAGATATCGGGACATTAAAAGAGGGAGAAGAAAAGTACAAATCCCTTAGTTTTAACATAATCGGGGTGAATCCACTATGATACACATTAGCAATGCATATAAAAAAGCTATATACGGACGTAGTGACTGGTATCCATCTGCAAGGGTTACTTTCTTGGATGGCACAGTGTTAAATCTTGGCCAATCCGAATTTTTAATATCTGGCAACAACATTGTTGATGGAGCTGGTACACAAAGCTTGCCACTCGGTAATGTTGTGTCCAGAAAAATTACAGTAAAACTGTACAACGCAGATGACAGATATAGAGTTCATAGCTTTCTCGGTGCAAAGATAACATTGTATAAGTCGATTAGCACGGATATAGGTGATCTGACCATAAAAAGCGGTACATATACCGTTATTGATCCGGAAAGCTATGGAGATACCGTAAGCTTTTCTGCTTACGATGATGCATATAAGCTTGATCGTGATTACACGACACATTTAAAATACCCCCTCAAACTGTCTGAAATATTGATAGATTCTTGCAGAACGTGCGGAGTACAGTTAGACACAGTGCATTTTAACGGAGAAGATATAACCGTAAAAAAAGCACCGACAAACACCACTCATAGACAGGTTGTTGGATTAATAGCCATGATCGCTGGTGGAAATGCATGGATTAATGCAGACAACCATTTACAGATTACAGATTACGACATGACACTTTTTGATGGAATGACCGATCTTGATGGCGGGTGGTTCGATGATCCAAGGCAAAACTATGACGGCGGTCAATTTGAGACAGATGTCATCACGGAAAAGTATGTGACATATTCCGATGTGACCGGTGGAAGTTTTGGTGATGATATTAATGAATTTTTTTACGATGATCTTGACTGGAACAAAGAGTTGTACACAAGCGGTTCCAACATGGACGGTGGCTATTTTGACAATGGATTAGAACTTTTAACGGATGATTCTTACGGGATTATGTATCGTTCGGTAGAACGCAAACAGAGAAATCCTTATCACTTAATATCAAAGCAACATGATGGATTCCGGCTCAGAGACGGACGTACATTAGGCGTTCATTCGGTAGATACGGAAGAGGCAAGCGGATATATTCTTTCCGATGCCACTACTTACTACGCAAGTGGAAACAATGCCGATGATGGAACATTTGAGTTAGCTGATAATTTCCACTTTTTAACACAGTGGAAGATCGGGTTAACAACCGGAGTTGAAAACATAAAGATTACAGGCGTGCAAACAACGGATAATGAGAACACATATACTTACGGCTCTGATGGGTACATTTTGGCAATAGAAAATTCGCTTATTGAAGATAAAAATCTTCTCGTAAATACAGTGGGGGCAAAGCTTGTAGGATTAACATTTATGAATTTTTCTGGTGAACATTTATCTTATCCTTTTGCAGAGTTTATGGATCTTGCCTATGTGATTGATCGTGCCGGAAAGACGAACAGGACGATTCTTACAGACATTACATTTAACTTCCTTGGATTTACTCAACTTAAATGCTCGGCTGAAAATTCTGTGAGAAACAGTAGTAAATATGTAAGCGCAGAAACCAAAGCTATTCAAAAATCTTCGGAAATTACCGAAAAAAAAATCAGTAAATATGATGAAGCCGTTCAGTCACTTACAGCATTAATGACACAGGGAATGGGATTTTTTAAGACTGAAGAAATCAAAGAAGATAAATCAGTTATATTTTATCTCCATAACAAAGAACGGTTGGAAGATTCGAACATTATCTGGAAAATGGTTGGTGATGCATTTGCAGTGTCTACAGATGGTGGTAAAACATGGAACGCCGGGTTGGATTCTAATGGCAATGCAGTAGTTAATGTACTTTCCGCTGTAGGTATTAACTGTGACTGGATACATTCTGGAACATTGACACTTGGCGGTTATAACAATACAAATGGACATTGTGCCGTTGAAAATGCGGATGGCAAGGTTGTTGGAACATTAGGAGTAAACGGATATTACTCAAACGATCCTAAAGATCAATATGCTATCCGTGTAAATAATGGGCAAATTGATGTATACGGAAGTAAAGGTACACTGGTTGGAACCGTAAAGTATGTGCAAGGCGCTGGTGATGGAAGTGAAGGAATAGAAATGTATGTGCATAGCGGTAATCGCTATTCCGCTGTTAGTGTAAGCACTAATGGACGGACAGCAATATGGGGAGATTCCGTTTTAGTTGCAACAGACAAACTTATTACCGGAGGTACACAAGCCAAAACTGGACGTGCGGTATTTTCTGATGGAAGTTATTTGGATTATCGAAACGGTTATTTAATCGGTGGCAGAACAGCAAGCGGTACGATATTTTAAGGAGAATGATATATGACAAAAACAGAAAGTGCGGTTCAATGGGCTATCGGAATAGCCAACGACAACAGGCATGGCTACAGCCAAGCGAACCGTTGGGGTAATCCAGACTATGATTGCTCGTCACTCGTAATATCGGCATGGCAACAAGCCGGAGTTCCGGTAAAATCAAATGGAGCTACTTATACGGGGAATATGTACAATGTTTTTCGTGCTTGCGGATTCACGGATGTAACGGCAAGCTGCAACAGAGCCACTGGTGCTGGAATGCAAAGAGGGGATGTACTGCTAAATGTTAGATATCACACTGCAATGTACATCGGTGGTGGTCAGATGGTACAAGCTTCATCTACAAGAGGACATCCAGAACCCGGGGATCAAACGGGCACAGAGATATGGGTGTGCAAGTATTACAATTACTCAAAAGGGTGGAATTATGTACTACGATATACTGCCGGGGGAGATTCTGGCAACGGTGGAGGACAGGAACCAATACAACCTCCAGCCGGAGTTTCGCTTGTACAGTGGATTCCCGGATAGAAAGGAGAATATATATGGCAATTCAAATGCGTAGAGGGCAATTAAAAGATTTTGATGCAAACAAGATGCTCCCCGGAGAATTTGCAGTTACTATAGACGAAGCGCCCGAAAACCAAAAAGTATTTATCTGTTTTTCGGCCGGAACATTTAAGACGTTGGCTACAAAAGAAGATTTTGAATCTGATTTAAAAAGCATACAGCAAGCCATAGAAGATGCGAATAATGCATCGAAAAAGGCACAAGATGCTATAGACAAAGCTAATCAAATTGTGGCCGGTAAAGTCGGTATTGATGACACACAGACCAGTACGTCAACTGTATATTCTTCACAGAAAAGTGATGAAATATATGTAAAGAAAACAGAGTATGATAATCTTGTGAAAAAAGTAGAGACGTTGGTAGATGATTTGTCGGACGCAATAGTAAGTAGGTGATAAAATGGCAGATGTATATATAGAAGAATTAAATAAAGCGGATAGCCTTTCGGATGACGATATTGTCTTGCTCCACACCAAAACCGAAGATTTACAACTAACTATCGGAATGCTGAAAACTTTAATGACAGTAGAACAAGCCATAAAGCTTGCTACTCCGTTTTTGGTATCTATAACAGGAGATGCGACCGGGAGTGGAACTACAGATGGTAGAGAAGAACTCTTTATTGAATTATCGAACATAAAAGCTTCAAGTTTGAAGAATATCATTAAAATTAATGGAACGGAATTTGACGGAACAGAGGGAATCACTACAGAACGATGGGGAGCAGAAAGAACTGTAACGATCGGTGGATGTGAAAGGAAAGTAAACGGAGAAACAGATGTTAACTTTCCGGCAAATGAAGTTTTCTCCGGATCCGGACAACCTTATGTCCCGACAGCCGGAGGAAATATGACAGGCAACCTAAAAAGGGAAATAAATGAATCAAGTTATAATTTGTTTGAAGCAACTACAGAAAGTGAAGAATCTGGCGTTTCAGTAAAATTAAAAGTTGGTGATATTAATGCAAATATTGTTATCCAAAGTCTTTCACAACCTTATTGGCATAATGGAGTAAATTTAAAAAAATTACTTACAGAAGATGATATCTATGAACTTGAACGAAGAATTTCAGAACTTGAAAGCATGGCCACACAAACGTTAGCAGTAGCAAAGGAGGATGATGCAAATGGCTAATGAAAATTTAAAAGCGCAGAAAATATATGGAAAATACATAAAAGATCTTCCGCAAGTGACAGAATTGAACGATACGGATGATATTATCGTAGAAGATTCTACTCCAATAACAAGCAGAGCGAAGCTAGGAGTGTTGTTTGATTCCATAAAAAAAAGAATTGCATCTACTTGGAGATTTGCAGAACTAAACAACAAAACTATCGTGGAATATGCTAGTGAGTTAAATAAAAATATAATTAAGAACACAGACGAACAGCAAATATACACGCTATATGGCGGTCAGGTTAAGGTAGTATCTGGCACAATGGCAGTTAACATTGCCATGAACATTGGGTATGCGAAACTGTTTTCTGTCGAGCAATTAAAAAACTGGTTTGGAGATGACTATGCTACATCACGGCTTGGCATAAAAACGTACAATGGAGACGATGTGGCACAAGAAGTGCATTTTTACACCCCGGAGATATGGAATGGTGAAATATTCCAGTATTTCTATCCAACAAATCATGAAGGAAATATGCGTGTTAATTACAGATTGGAATATGTATATCCATCCGCTTAATAAGTAAGCGTATGCTTTGGCGTATTTTCTACTAAAGCATTATAAGATTCTGCCGAAAATCCCCAATCATCGTAAACTTGGAGCTGACCAGTAGTTACCTCGTTAGCCGGGATAGGTGCTGGATTAAGTTGTTCTCTGTACACGATTTCGCCAGAACTATTATATACATAAATTCTGCAATATCCGGCAGTTGACGAAAAAGCAACTGCAAACTGGATTTGTCCAGTATGCTCTATCTTATACTTTGCATTTTTCTGAAAAGATATAAGAGTTTCTTGTTTTTTAATAGAGGGTGAGCAGGCTATATTTTTATTTAATTCAGAAAAATACGGGAACGATATTTTTCTGAACTTTTTCCATAATTATAGTATCTTATAGAAAGGAAATTAAGTAATTATGAAAAAAATGAGTGAAGAAACCATTTGCGAAGTAGTCAAAAGCTGTGCCTACGGTTACACGGTAGACGAATTGGCAGAACACTACGGCATGGAAAAAGCAGATGCAGAAAAGTTCGTGAAAGATCATGCATCAGAGATTACAGAAACGAAAGAACATCTAAAACAGGAGGGGTATATTGAATAGGGTAGTCGATGTTTCTGAACATAACGGGAACATCGACTGGTCGAAAGTAAAAGCATCCGGCATTGTAGGTGCAATTCTTAGATGTGGATATGGACAAGATCAGACCGGACAGGATGATAAAAAATGGCTGAGAAATGTATCTGAATGTGAACGTCTTGGCATCCCATACGGTGTATACCTGTATTCTTACGCAAAGACTACAGGCACGGTACAGGGAGAAATCAATCACGCATTAAGACTTTTAAAAGGACATTCTCCGGCATGGCCTGTATATTTTGACAGCGAACAGCCGGGAACACAGGGCGTTGCAAAAGCCAATGCAAAAGCATTTTGTGACGCAATGGTGGCTCACGGCTATAAAGCCGGAATCTATGCGTCTACATCTTGGTACAAGAACTATATCGGTCAGACATGGGGATATTCTCTGTGGATTGCATCTTACGGCTCTAAATCTGCCGGAGTAAACGGAATTGATATGTGGCAGTATACGTCAAAGGGTTCTATTCCAGGCATTCCAGGTTATGTGGATGTGAACTATGTGTATAAGAATCTTGATGGTACTGCAAAGCCTGTGCAGAAACCGAATTCTACACAGACCACAACAGCAAAACCGACAGATGAATCTTGGAAAGGTGACAAGAGATATTACCTGGAAAACACCCGTGTAGGGGCATGGCAGAAAGCTATGAACATAGGATTTGACACTAGAGAATTATCTGAAGATAACAAATTCGGCACCAAATCACAGGATTTTGCTAAAAAGCATATCTTGTGGGCGGGACAGACACACAACTGTATCACAGCTATCAGATGGCTTAGACGTACCCTCAGAGACGTATATGGCTTTACAAAGCTGTCTTACAATGAGGGATGGACAGACTACCTCGGGAAGTGTGTAGAAGTATTCCAGAGGAACAGAGGACTTACACCGGATAGAAAAGTAGGACTTATCACGACCTACTGGCTCTTATCCGGCATCGTAAAATAAAATAAGAACAAATATTCTTTACATACAATACCAAAAATCCCACTACTGATTACTCGCCAGTAGTGGGATTTTTTTCTTTTTCTATAAAATGATAGATTGGGAGTAAAATCCCGATATATCCTTTTTTGTACATGACATTCATTAGTGATTTCATTCCAATTTCGCTTTCAATAGAGCTTTGAATGGAAATTATGTCATTTATCCTGGTTCCATGCATCGGTTTTAATTTTAAAACAACATATTGGTTTGTGCATAATACGCCGTCTATCATAACCATTAATCCAATTTCACTATATGCATGTATGATTTTATCGGAAACTTCCTTGATTTTTTCATCCGATACAATTTGACTTATGACAGAATCATTCGTAAGATTGTCAAATCGTTTTTCGTTATATTTTACATTTCCACCTGTTACATCGTCTGTATAATTTTGCTCTTTGTCCAGTTCGCAATTTGCAACACACAAAGCAGCGAAAGCAGTAGAAAAATCCTTTATATGTTCATTATCCTGCTTCTCACTTTTGTTAATATGTTCAGATGGAATCTTTATATTATCTATCTTAATTTCTTTTTCTGAAACAGTTTTTCTTTCGACGTCCAATTTGTTTAAGTCTTCGACAAGAGTTTTGTACTCATTTTCAAGAACAGCATTGGCACGATCGGTTAGAGATTTTTCTTTTGCAAGATGATATATACAATTATCAAATTGCAAAGTGTCAGTGTCTTTTTTTATCAAATATGAGAATAGATATGTTAACCCGCCAAAAAATGCTATATTTATTATGAATAAGAATATAGTACCAATTATACCATTTTCTTTCACGCACCTTGTCCAGTTTGCGAAAAGATTAATCGTCTGAAAGAGTGTTAATATTCCAAAGAAAATTTCGCCCAATACAAGCATTGTAATTTTAAATCCAGGAGAATCATGTTGTACAGAAGCTTTCTCTGAATTCTTTTGAAAAGTATAGAGCCTTTCTTTCCTTTTTTTCTTCCTAAGTTCTTTCTTGTGCTTTTTAGCACGTTTCTTTTGCATCTTCCGATTGTACGCAGTTCTTGTTACAGCACGTTTTATGTAATGGTATTGGCTCGGACGCATTTTAACAGCTCCTTATTATCTTTTTAAGAAGTATATAGTATGCTATGATTATATTCTATTAAGTATTTTTCTTTTCTTTTCTTCGAATTCTTGCTTAGTGATTGCTCCACAGTCAAGAAGTTCTTTTAATGCTTTTAGCTGATTTAGATCATTTGCAACTTCTGCGGTAGATTCTGGTTTGTCGCTTATCTTTTTGTTTAGAAAATCCATAAATTCTTTATATCTTTTTTTGTAATCTTTTCCTACAACCGAAAGAAGTAAAGAATTTGGATCGTTTTTAACCGTCTTCTTCCATCCTTTGTCCATCCATTTTATTTGCTTGGCCTGTTCTCCCGGAATTATAAATTGTATATATCCAGGCCCCCACCAAACACTTGGTTCTTTGCATGTTATACCGCTAATGTTTTGATAATAGAATTTTCTCCCTTGTTTTCGAGAATCTGTTACATACATAGGAATAATTTCTACATATTCATCATAAGCAACAAGTTTCCCGAAAAAGCTATCTAATTCCAAGACCTTTTTATTCTGCATATAAATACCTCCGCATACATAGTATGCTATCTTCTTAATACCGCAATCACAACTCCAAACCTTACCCATTGTTCCATGTCTTCAAAACTATTCGGATCAACTTCTATGACATCACCGAAGCCGTTGATCGGGACTAACTTTGTCTTACTTCTCTGTACATACCGCCTTATATACGCACGTCCTGTTTCTTTGTGTATAATAATCACGGTATCACCGTTTCTTGGTACTCTTTTGGATATGCAAATGATATCACCCTTTACATATACAGGGAGCAAGTGGTTGCTCGTTATCTTTATACCACAATGTAACGTCTCACCGTACTTTTTTATGTATTCCGGGCAGTATATCCGTTCTTCGTGTGAGGAATCCAATATCATACCGTCAGCCATCTCACCAGTGGGGCATAGAACATCCAACATGTTTTCTGGATCCGTTTCCAGCACTTTCATAGAGAGTTCATAGTCCATCTTACCAAGAATATACGCACGTTGCCTGTCGGTCAATTGCCTGTACTTTCCCAATACCTCGTATTCCTTAGAAGAACACCCTAAGAGATCAGGGATAGGTTTGTGCGTTAGTTCCGACAACCTTAGTGCTAAGAAAACGTCAAGATTATTAGTCTTCCGTGAAATGATGTTTTTGTATGTGGACACAGACACACCCAGCATCTTAGAAAAGAGAACTTGCGTAAAATCAAGGCTTTTCCGCTCTTCTTCGATGTTATGTGCAAAGTTATTCAACATTTCCTCTTTTGTTAACATTATGTCACATCCTGTCGAAAAGGCTAATATCTTGGCTATTTTTCATTCTTTTTAATAAGAAAAATACGATATTTTAGCCAACATCTTGACTATAGTTTCGAGTTATAATCTATATAAATATTACATGTATAATTATAAAATAAAAATGGCACTTGTCAAGCCATTGATAGGAGGTAATCTAATGGGAAAGGACGAAATGAACAGCAAGAGCAGCAAAACATGGACTGATACTTATGAAAACGAAATCAAGCGGATGATAAAAGGCATCCGTGACCCTCGCTTAATGCGGTACATCTATCTTATTGTAAAAGATGCTATCAGTGAAAACATTGACAGATAGCAAACATATGTTCTACAATGTAGGTAATCGCTACTGGAATGAGGTGTCGGGATATTGGAGGGATTTATGTGGACGAAAAGAAAACCATAGAAACGTATCAAGATGAAGTTATAAAATTAATAAAAAAAGTAAAAAATCCAAAATGGTTAACTTACATATATGCTTATGTAAAAAAATTCATTGAATAATTAGCAAAAAAAGAAAGACAAGGACTTGCGCATTGCCCTTGTCTTTCTTTTTATTTTTCTTTTTCAGAAATCATGTCCACTAAATGTTCTAAACTTTCCCAACCTTTTTCATCCAATCTTGCCAAAGCTGAAATAAGTCGGCATTTAAAATCATTTTCGTCTGCTTTTTGAAGATCTGATAATAAATTAGAAATCTCAATTGCTTTTGGATTATCTATCAGCATATCTCCGTCACCAGTTCTCAGCCATAATTCATTTATTCCATATTCCTTACAAATTAATGCGATTGCCGCATCACTTGGAATGCTGCGCCCCATTTCATAAGTTGCCACTGTGTTTCGCTTCACTTTAATTCTGTCTGCAAATTCTTGCTGAGTAACATGAAAATAATTCCTGACTTCTTTTATTCTGTCTTTCGTGTTGTTCACCTCCTATCTGTAAATCTAATATAACACAAAATGTTGAAAAAATCAACATTAACTATTGACAAATGTTTTATACCGACATATAATTGTTTTAGAATCAACAAGGAGGTGATAGCAAAAATGAAAAATAAAATTATTGAATTATCAGTAATGGCGGTATTCTTTATCGTTATTTCAAGGAAATTTGACGATATAGATAAAAAGCTTATGCAGATTAAAGAAAGTTACAACATTACCGGGAAAAAGCTTACTTATTAAGTTCAATAATTTCTTTTACTAAATACTCAACAAGAATCGGGATTGATTCGTTTATTGCTCTTGACATTGCAATATCAGCACCGTATTTATCCAGATATTTTTCGTAGCAATCAGAATAAGATTTCTTGTAAAGCCTGATTGCCGAATCTGATATCATCTGTGCCAGTTTTTTAGAATCGATTTCCATTATAAGAACACCTCCTTGGTATTGATACAAGGAGTATAGCACAGAAAGGAAGTGAGTGCATGAGTGAGAAAGAAAAAAAGATAGTTGAGAAGATTAAAAAGGCAATGCCGAACTTATCCGAATTCGATAAAGGCTATTTTCTCGGAAAAGTAGAAAGTCTGGCAGATGAAGCAGAAAAGAAGCCGGACACTCCGGCGAAGAAAACATAAGGGATGCCGGAACCATAACAATTAAATACAGGGAGGTGATAGCGTGGAATATAGTCCATTAGGTAATGGAAAACCAATATCCCAGAAAGTGAGCGGTAATTGTGTAGAAACTATTTTCGAAAGAACAAACGGATTGAAGTCGGAATATGATGTTTACGTAAACTGGATGATGACGGATCAGATAGCGAAAGTTTCATTTCGGTTACCTTTCCGCGATTGGCAGACGCTTGAAAAGTCTGAGGTTTGGAAAAATCTGGATGAATTTCTGGCGGAAGTTCAAACCGAATATATTCCGAAGTGCCACCACGACCCACCAGTTGTAGAGGAAAAGGTTGTGTATAAAAGTCTTTCAGACAAGGTACGTGCATACGTTCGTGATAAATTGACTCGGCAATAGTACGTTCTTTTGAACACGAATAATGTTCGCCATCGTAAATATAAGAGATGTTCACAATGGAAATAGCAGTGGTGGAATGATTGATGATTTCGAAATGGACAATCAAATCATGGTCTTCGTTTAGCGTATATCCCAACGGAATAAATTCTACTTTCTTTCGGGATTGGAATATGCTCCTGGCGGTTCCGGCAGCACCGAAAACTGCGATAGCAAAAGTTACATTTTCTCTTGTGAATAATTCTTGCATGAAATTAAAAATGGCGTGCATTATACAACCTCTTTTCTTTTGGTATTTGAAAAATTATAACACAAAAAGGGGTAATAGCGAAGATGAAAATAACTAAGGTTGGATACACGATGGTGGTAATTGCAACTTTTCTAAATTCCATTACATTATTTTGGCTTGTATATATTCGATAAACCTAAGAGCGAGCCGGAGTACATAACAATTGAATACAGGGAGGTGACAACATGGAACAGGATAAACTTTTAAAAGTAGATAAAACCATTGAAGAATTGTGCGACTTTTTGCAGAAAGAAACAGCACGTGTTGCATCTATTTATGAAAGTCAGGAATTGGTCGAAATGACAAAAGCTCTGGCTGAGCTGATGTCTGCCAGAGCAAAGTTTAATTAGTTTTCCTTTTCATTAAGTTCAACTAATTTGTTGTAGATTTCCTGCATGAATTCAGCAACACGTTATTAGCGAAATTTTAGAGAATGGATATACCCCTAAAGATTACGGATATAGTCACAGGAAGCCTGTAAGGCATTTGGAATCCGGAAAGACATTTCCTTCCATTAGAGAAGCAGCTAAATATTTCAAAATTACACCTTGCACAATTTCAAATGCGTTAAGGCAGAACCGTGCTACAGGCAAAGGCAGATTCGAGCTGGAAGAAACTTCAGAAACATCCGGCAACGTTGTAAGACAAAAAGGCAGTAAAAAAGCCTAAAAATATTTATTTTTCAATGTATTCAAATTATTGGAAAGGTAAATGTGAAAATGGTAGTTGATTTTTGGTCAAATCGCAAGCCACTTAGCAAGCCACAACCCTTGAAAAATAAGGGCAAAACGGTAACTGGTCGCAAGCCAAACGACACTCAGATAACAATCAATTGACAAGCCAAAATTAAAGAAATTTTCAAAAAATCGAAAATTTTGACAAGCCAGTTGACAAGCAAATGACAAGCTAAAACCCTTGAAAAATAAGGCAAAACTGCTTGTCAAGTGAAAACGGTTAGCAAGCCACATAACAATCAATTAACAATCAATTCGCAAGCCAGTTGACAACAATAGAAGAATATAAAGAAGAATAAGAATAAAAAGAATATAGATATATGTCAGACACAATCGGTCTGACGATAAAAAGGGCGTAAAAAGTGCCCCGCTGGTACCGACATACCAGACAGGGCGGTGTACCGCTAAAGAACACTTAGCGAATACAGGTTGATTATAACACATTCTCCTGTAATTCGCAAATCTGAAGAACAGGAGGAAGCACACATGACAATGGCAACAGAGATCATCCGCAAGTTGAAAAGAAAAGTAATCTTTTGGCGTTGCTTATGGTTTGTCACATTCATCGCAATGCTGATACTTATGATCGGGTAGGAGGTAGAGAGTATGGAAGACAAGCTTAACTACTACAGGATAGCACTTGTGATAACGCTATACGCATTGGCGGTTATGATAGCCGGATGTGTATAAAAAAAGAGTGCCGATGGATAAAATCCAGTCAAGCACTCAGAAAAACATTCAAGAAAATTATAACACATGAAAGGAGATTTGAACATGGGAGAAGAGAAAAAAGAAAACGATACAAGGGCAATGCTACAGGAGTATATAGAACTTGGTAAAAAACTGAGCACGGAAAAAGTGATGGAATCATACGCTTATATGCATGGGCAGTTAGAAACTTTAAGAAGATATGTAATGAGCCATGAATACATAGACAACAAAGATATAATCGCAATGATGGGGTGGGGTGAAGATGGAGAGCATTAAAGGCTATGACCATTGGAAGACCATACCGCCGGAGCCGGAAGAAGAAAAACAGGAATACTGCACATGCTGTGGAAGACCTGTATACAGTGGTGACAGCTTATACACATTTGACGGACAGACACTATGTGAAGAATGTGTGAAAGAGATCACAGGAGGGAAAGAAGATGGCAGAGATATGGATGATCTGCAAACCAGACTTGGAATACCGTATCGGGGCATATGTCTATGAAACAGATATGGACAAGGCTTATGTGCATAAGCTTGCCGACAAGGTAGCAGAAAAAAACAAGTGTAAAACAATCGTGAAAGTACTTTAGGAGGTTAACGAGATGCAGAAATTGGAATTGACAATAAATCAGACGATGGGGGTTATCACCGGAAACTTTGAGGACATCAAAAAATCTCTTGAAACAGAGATGGCAGTGTATGAGACAAAGCAGTTTGCGGAAGAAGACAAGCAGAAAGCCAAAGGTGATTTGGCAGACCTCAGAAAGCTGAGAAAGGCAGTGAACGACCGCAAGGTTGAAGTGAAGAAAGAGTACATGAAGCCTTATGAAGTGTTCGAGGGCAAGGTGAAAGAGCTGATCGGAGTGATTGATAGACCTATCGCGCTGATTGACGGACAGGTGAAAGAGTTCGAAGCAAAACGTGTAGAAGAGAAAAAAGCAGAAATCCAGAACCTGTACAACGAACTGGTGGAAGAAGAACTGCATGACTACATGCCGTTGGAAAAAATCTACGGTGAGAAGTGGACGAATGCATCTACCACAATGAAATCTATCCGGGAAGAGATAAACTCAAAGGTTATGCAGACCAGACAGGATATTGCAACAATTAAGGCCATGAAGTCCGAAAAAGAGGAACAGGCGTTAAACCTGTACATGGAGAACAACAACCTTGCTCTTGCTATCCAGATGATTAACCGCTACGAACAGGAAAAAGCGGAAATCTTACGGAGAAAAGAGAAAGAGGAACAGGAAAGACGTGATCGTGAACTTGAAAGAGAACGTGAGAGGGTAAGAGAAGAAGAACGTGCCAGAATCCGTGAAGAGGAAAGACTTAAGGCAGAAGCGGAACAGAAAGCCATCGACCAGATCAAGACGGTAGACGAAGTGAAAGCAGCGGAGCTGACCACGGAAGATTCAAAGACGGTAGTATTCACGGTTAAGGCTACGGATGCAGAACTGGAAGAAATTGAGATGGCATTAACTTCTCTTGGTGTCTACTTCGAAAGGAAAGATGTGTAATGGCAGAAGAGAAGAAAGAACAGGACAAGCGAGAACTCGACATCGAAGAAAAGCTTTCAGAAATCCAAACAAAAATGAATGTCCCGAAAGACAAATATAATGATTTTGGAAATTACGCTTACAGAAGCGCAGAAAGCATCTTGGAAGAGTTCAAAAAATATAGCAGAGAGTACAACGTGTTGTTGACCATACATGACGAGATAACGGAGATAGCCGGAAGAGTGTATGTAAAAGCTGTTGCGGTATTTACAGATTGCAAAACAGGTAAAAGAATCTCTGTTCCTGGATATGCAAGGGAGCCAGAGACAAAACCAAAGATGGATGAATCGCAAGTGACGGGATCAGCATCAAGCTATGCGAGAAAATACGCAATGAACGCACTATTTCTTTTGGATGATGTAAAGGATCCTGACACGAACGAATACGCACAGCAGACGGGAGCCGATAAAAAGAGCGGTGGAAAGAAAGAACAGAAAGCCAATGACGGAAAGATTACACAAGGGCAGATAAAAGAACTTCGGAAGATATTTGAAAAAAACAAAATTGATGAAGTAAAGGCTATAGCCGGATACAGTGCACAGAAGATTGAAGATCTGACACAACAGCAGTACGGGTGGTTCCGGGATAACCAAGAAGAAGCCAGAAAGATGTTTGGTGTGTAAATGGACTATACAGGGACTTTTGATAGCTTAGCGGTGGATTTTGCCACCAATAAGCAAAAAGCCAGTCTGACGCTAAATGAAGACGCTAGACAGGCATTTGAGAACCTTAGAGGTAAGCAGATTGCAATAACGATTAAGGCATACAAGAAAAAAAGAAGTCTCGATGCAAACTCTTACTTTCATGTACTGGTTGGAAAGATTGCAGATGCGACCGGGAACAGCAAGGTGTACATAAAGAATAAGCTAATAGCGGAATACGGACAGTACGAAACCATTAACGGTGCATTAGTTCCGCTCCCATTGGACGATGATATAGACGCATACAATGTGGAATTTGTCCATCTGCAACCTACATCTAAGACAACCACCAATCAGAAAGGAAAAGTATTCCGGGTGAATCTGGTAATGCGAGGTTCGCATACTTACGATACCGATGAAATGTCAAAACTGATTGACGGGACTGTGTACGAAGCGAAAGAACTTGGCATAGAGACTATGACACCGAACCAAATAAGCGAAATGAAAGAAAGATGGGGTGTGAAGATTGGCGAAAAGACTTAAAAGTGTATTCACTGACGATATGGAACACTGCTACTTCACAGGAAGTCCAAACTGTCACAGACACCACATTTTCTATGGTCCGTACAGAAAAAAATCGGAAGAATACGGATTTGTGATACCGTTAGCACCGCATTTACACGAATTTACGCCAGAAAGCGTACACGGGAACCCGAACAAGGGATTGGACTTAAAACTTAAGCAGATGGCACAGAGATATTTTGAAGAACACTACGGAACAAGAGAAGAGTTCATACAGGTGTTCGGAAAGAACAGGTTGTAGCTAAATAAATATAGATTCATGTGGCAAAAGGAACTATTAACAGGTTCTAACGCATATCATCTCACCCATTCGATATGCACAGCACAAGATATTGTATCACGGCCGGAGAAGCCACACTCCGGCAGAAAGGAGAAAAGCGGTGGGAAAGAATAGAGAGACGGCAGAGAGCTATTTTATACGAATACCGGATGGACATAGAAACGCAATACAACGTCCGTACAACATGAATGTTGATAGAATCTTTCGAAGAATGATAGAGCATGCGAATAACAATGGTGACTGTATTGTGAATATTGGAAATGGTGTATTTAGACCGATTCCGGGTGATCCGGTAGATGAAAAAGCATTCCATGAATACATTGGGAAAGAATTACATAGAGCCAGAGCAATCCAGTATAAACGGCTCTGCATGAAGCAGACGTTTGAGAGTTGGAAAAAGATGGGTAGGGATTACAATGCATTACATTTTGAAGGTGAAAGGCAAGTTGAATAACATGAATGATTATATCCGGGCACTGAATACCAACAGGTACAAGGGTGCGGATATGAAGAAAGATAATGAATCCCGTGTGATGCAAGCTATATATGAGCAATTCGGAAGATTGCGAATAACAAGAAAGGTACGGATGCACTACCGATGGTATGAGCCGGATAAGAGACGGGATTTGGATAATGTGAGCGCATTTGGACGAAAGTGTATCCAAGATGCATTAGTAGATACCAAAGTCTTACAGGACGATGGATGGAAAAATATAGTGGGATTCACGGATGAATTCTATGTTGATAAGAAAAATCCGAGAATTGAGGTGGATATTGAAGAGGTGTGAGCGAGAATTACATAAAACTTAGCAGAAAAATACTGGAATGGGACTGGTATCCAGATATAAAGACGTGTCGGTTATTCTTGCACATGTTGTTAAAAGCCAACTGGAAAGATGCAAGCTTTCGGGGAGAAGAGATAAAAAGAGGATCATTTGTTTCTTCTGCATCCGTTCTTTCAAAAGAAACCGGGTTGTCTGAAAGTGAATTAAGGACAGCACTTTCACATCTGAGAAAAACAGGCGAGGTTACATGTAAAACCACAAACCGATATACCGTATATACTGTGAATAACTATGCAAGATACCAGACTGAACAGAAGAATGAAAAAAAAGATAAGCCGACCAGACAGGAAGAAAAGCCGGAAAGAGACAATGGATCCGTTAAAGCTGTCATAAAAGCCTGGAACGATTTGGAAAGCTACGGGATAAAACCTGTAAAGAAGATAGAGAAGACTTCCAAAAGATATCAGAACTTACAAGCGAGGTTAGAAAGCAACGGATTGGAAGAAGTGCTACAGGCTGTGGATAACGTGAAGAAAAGCAAGTACTTACAAGGGAAAGTGAAAAACTGGAAGATAACATTCGACTGGTTTGTGTTACCGAACAACTTCACAAAAGTGTCTGAGGGACAGTATGAAGACAGCGGACGGGAGAAGAAAGGATTCAATAATTTCGATGGCCGGAACTATGACATGAATGATTTAGAGAGAAAGCTTATTACATAGGAGGAAGAATATGGCAAAACCGGATGGATGCACTTATCCAAACTGTTTTATCTGTCCTTTGGCAGACTGTAGTTGGGCGAGTGCTAAAGCTGAATTACCTGGAGAAACAAAGAAAAAGCGGAGAATAGTAAGACGTAGCAAAAAGAACGATGTTCGGAGGTGACTTTGTGACACGACAGGAACAGGCTATTGAGAATTTTAAACGGAAGTCACATTATGCGGATCCGTTTGAATACTTAAAGCAGAAGAAACAGGAGGAAAGTAAAAATGAGCAAAAGTAATGTATTGGAATTAGCAAAGAAATTAGTAGCAGCTATCGAGAAAGAAGACCAGAAAAACAAAGTGATGCTGAAAGATATTCCGATTGGTGGGAAGTTTGCTACAGGCATCGGAAGATTCATTGTACTGGAACAGAAAGAAAATTACACTGCAGTTATTACAGAAGACTTATATCGTGAAGATGTGAAATTTGATGATGATTGTACGGATTACAAGAAATCGTCATTAAGAGAACTGTGCGAGGGCGAAATTCTCAATGAATTTGTCGCTGAGTTCGGAGAAGACAATATCTGTGAAAATGAAGCAGGATTAGTAACAGTTGATGGACAGGAAGTATTTGGAAAACTCTTGACCAAAGTAAGACCTCTGACATTTGACGAAGCCCGTGAATACAATGATCTGCTTGTAAACAAAGACCTCCCGGATTGGTACTGGACTTGCACACCTTGGAGTACGAAAGAAAGAGGATGGGACTATTCAGTAGCGGTTGTTTCGCCGTCCGGTGGCATCAGCAACGTTATCTACGACGTCAGTTTCGGTGTTCGCCCATTTTGTATCTTAAAATCTAATATCTTTGTATCCAAAGTTGAGGAGGAGTAAATCATGATGATGTTAAAAGAATTCGGAGAAAACCTTAAAAATCTTAATGCAGCTTATGAGCAGTTGAAAAAGAAATATCAGAAGCCGGAAATTGGGAAGACAATTGAAGTTGCCGGTATTAAATGGTTGGTGCTGGACAAGCTTGAAAAAGGATATCTGGTAATTTCAGATGACTTTTACAAAAAAAGTAGAAAGTTTGATGCAGATTGCAATAATTGGGATTCTAGTGATATGAGACAGGAACTTAATACGGAACTCCGTAGAAAAATTGAAGAAGCAGTTGGAGAAGGAGGACTTCTCAAATTCACACGTGACTTATTATCTATGGATGGCCAGACAGAGTATGGTTCATGTGAAGACTATGTATCTATTATTTCGGTGGATGAATACCGGAAATATCGAAAGTTACTGACGAATACAGGGAAATGGTGGTGGACGCTTACCCCAGATAGTACAAAATGCAATGATGATACAAGATGGATTGCGGTTGTTTCGCCGTCCGGTGGCATCTGCAGCTATTACTGCATCAACGGTTGCGGTGTTCGCCCGGTTTGTATCTTTTCCTCTTCAATCTTTGAAACTTGTGAGGAAGATGATAATTAATGGCAGAGAATGATCTGAAAGTAATTCAAAAGGCGAAGGAACTGGCTACTCATACATTGAAAGTGACCAGTAATGCTAATAGGTATCCAAAAAAATATAGATTTTCACTTGTTGACAAAATGCAGAATAAGGCAATGGAGATCTTTGAAATGCTTTTTGAAGCGAATAGAACGGATATCAAGAATTATAAAAGAGATCGACTTGAAATGCAGACAAAAGCAATTACATATTGTGATGAACTACTTTTCTACATAGAAATGTCGCATGATCTTGAAATTATCAACATAGATAGCGTAGAGCATTGGTCGAAAATGGTATCTGATGTAAAACATATGGCTATTGCATGGAGAACTAAAGACCGGCAAAGATAAATACATTTTAGGTTCGTTTCCGTCAAGCGGTTGTTTCGCCGTCCGGTAACATCAACAACAATAACTACAACAACAGTAACGGTGTTCGCCCATTCTGTATTACAGAGAGTAAGAGTAGGCATCAAGCCGAAATCAGGAAAGATACAAAAAGGAAACGGACCTTCCTCATAGAGGTAAATATAAAGGAGTGCCAATGGATAAAGAAATTGTCACGGATTATGGGAATCTGTATCAGGCTTATAAGAAAGCGAAGTCAGGTAAGAAATTTAATAGCAGCACTGCAAGATTTTCTAATGTGGCTTTAGATGGAATTAATATTCTGAAAGAGCAGTTAGAGAATCAGACATATGCAGTAGCTCCATATAATCGGTTCGAAATATATGAGCCGAAACAGAGAGTGATTGAATCGTGTTCGTTTAAAGATAAAGTAGTGCAGCACGTATTCTGTGACAATATTCTGCATCCAAAATTGAAGAATGTGTTTATAAAATACAATTCTGCCGGACAAATAGGAAAAGGAACACTGTATGCATTATATGGATTAAGGGACCACATGGAATCATTCTATCAGAGACATGGCGTAGACGGATGGATATTGAAATGCGATATAAGACATTTCTTTTACGAAATTGATCATGAAATACTAAAAGACATTGTAGATTATTTCTTCCCTGATTCGTACACAACGTGGTTGAATCATACATTGATTGATAGCAGCGAGAATCCTGGTTTGCCACTCGGTAATCAAGCCGGACAGGTATATGCGTTGCTTATGGTCCATGCAGCAGATTGCATGGTGACTGGTGAACTCGGAATTGCTGAATACGGTCGCTATATGGATGATTTCTATCTAATTCATCAAGATAAGGAATATTTGAAATGGTGTTTGGAATGTATCAGAGAAATGCTAAAAACACTTGGACTTGAATTGAACGGGAAGACGCAGATCATACCGTTTAGAAAAGGGATACGATATTTAGGATTTCATCATTATATGACGTCCGATGGGAAATATATTCGGAAGCTAACCGGAGAGAACAAGCGGAAGAATAAGAAGAAATTTCGAAAACTGGTAAAAGATGTGAAAGCCGGGAAACTCACGGAAGAAAAATTCTATGAGAAATATAATTCATGGAAGAACCATGCATTACATGGAAATTGTATCAAGTTGGTTCACAGTATGGATCTGTATATAGAGGAATTGATGAAAGAGGTGACATAGTGACACGACAGGAACAGGAAGATCAGGAACAGGAACAATATCTTGCGGAGTGGTCTAAAAAGCAGAAAGAGAAGCGAGAAAAGAAGAAACGAAAGTTTTGGTTTAGGAGGGATAGAAAGTGAAATATAAGGTTGGAGATAAGGTAAAAGTAAGAAGTGACTTGAGGGTTGGAAAGAGCTACGGCGAACATACTTTTGTGCATGACATGTTCAAATTTATGGGAAAGATTGTAACAATTGAAAGTGTATGGGAACAAGGCTATCGCATTGAGGAAGACGCATATTGGTGGACAGATGAAATGCTTGAACCAGTAGAAGAAATGAGTACGGAAGAGGCGATTAAATTATCTGGAAAAATGTGCTCAAGTTCAGCTTGTTATGAATGCCCGGTTTTTAAGTCACGAGAAAAATACGGTGAAATGTGTAACGTGTTTAAAAAAGAGCACGCCGAAGAATATCTTGAAATCCTTAAGCAGTGGAAAGCAGACCATGAGAAAAAGCCGATTGAGATGGAAAATGTAATATACATTGTCGTATTGGATGAAAAAAGAAATGTAGTATACGAAGAAAAAACTAATGGAGTAGTTGTCACTACAGACATGAAAGAAGAAGTGCTTAAAAAATACTGTTCGGAACATGATGGGAAATATTATGCGATCAGCGAGCGTAGATGCGTAGTAAAAGAGTAACTATGAACACAGGAGAAAAGATAGATTACATGATTCAGTGCTTACAGGTAGAGAAAGCAGAATACGAATACGAAGCTGAACGTTATACACATGAATGTGCTGAGGATTACGAATGGCTGAATAAGCATCATATTACCAACAAAGCACTGATAAGAGAGAATCTAAGGAATGTCGCAAGGATGGGATTCCAGGTGGCAAATGAGGTGATGACATGAAAATCAGAGAGTTAGCCGAATATTGCAGTTTGATAGAAATTGACTGTGATAAATGCGAAAACAAAGCACAATGTGAAGAAATGGGGAACATACTACAAGATATATCTCCGTTTGGAGTAGTTGCTTTGATGGAAAATGTGGAAGAGATACAACAGTGGGGACCGCTGGATGAAAAAGGATATCCGATACCTGAGAAAAAAGGTGAGGATTACAAGAAATTTATTACGGCAATGAAAAGTCTTGGATACATATTCGAGTGCCGGGAACTGGTAGCTGCGGACTACGGAGCACCGACCACAAGAAAGAGATGGTATGCGGTATTCCGTAGAGATGGAAAAGAAATTAGATGGCCGAAGCAAACTCACAGTGCTGACGGCATCGGATTTGAGAAGTGGAAACCTTGCGGAGATTATGTTGACTGGTCAGACCTTGGAAGTTCGATATTTGAGCGAAAGAAACCACTTGCAGAAGCTACACAGAAGAGAATAGCGAACGGAATCAAGAAATACATTATTGATGCTAACAAGCCTTATATTGTGAAAGATAAAGATGCGCTTGCATACATCATCCAGTATCACGGAGAGACAAGAGCCGGTGATTCAAGAGGACAGCTTTTGACAGAGCCAATTAAGACGATTGATACATCGAACCGATACGGACTTGTGACAGCATTTATCACGAAGTATTACAAGACCGGCATAGGTCAAGGCTGTGACGAACCACTTCATACAATCACAACTTCTCCTGGGCACTTCGGTTTGGTATCTGCATTTCTGATTAAGTATTACGGCGGTGGGTGCGGACAGACACTGGATAGACCGCTTGATACGATTACTACAAAAGACAGATTCGGACTTGTAAATGTGGTATTGGACATTGACGGAGAGCAATATATCATATCAGACATTTTTCTTCGGATGCTGAAGCCGGAAGAATTAAAGCTGATGCAAGGATTCCCAAAGGATTACATTATAGACCGGGATTACAACTGGAAGAAATATCCGATAGCAAAGCAAGTTGCAAGAATTGGAAACAGTGTTGTGCCGATCATGGCAGAGAAGCTTGTAGAAGCGAACTGTCCGTATCTGAAAGTCGGTGAGAGAATGCCGAACATGAGAATCGATGATACAGAAGAACAATTAAGATTTGCGTAGGTGGGAAGAAATGAGAATAACACTAATTGACGTAGACGGACACAATTTTCCAAATCTTCCGCTGATGAAACTGTCGGCATGGCATAAACAGAACGAAGATCAAGTTGAGTGGTACGATCCGCTGACTGCATGGCTGAATCCACCAGACAGGGTATATATGAGCAAGGTATTTACCTTTACACCTGATTATCCTCATCCAGTGTGCGCCGGAGAGATAATCAAAGGCGGTACAGGGTATGAATATCCATCTGGTGGCAAGTCATTACCGGAAGAAATCGAGCATATCTATCCTGATTACAGCCTGTATCCAGAACTATGTAGAGATACCGCCTACGGGTTCTTGACAAGAGGATGTCCAAGAGGTTGTGATTTCTGCATTGTGAAAAAGAAAGAGGGGCAGAAGAGTCGGAAGGTAGCTGATTTGTCCGAGTTCTGGCGTGGTCAGAGGAATATCGTTCTACTGGATCCAAATATGTTCGCTTGCATGGAATGGAAAGAACTGAGCCAGCAGCTTATTGATAGCAAGGCTTGGATAGATTTCTCACAGGGATGCGACATAAGGATTATGACCGAAGAAAAGGCAGAATACATCAAACGAATGAAGATTAAGCAGATTCATTTTGCATGGGATAGATATCAGGACAAAGATATCATTGTTCCAAAATTCCAGATGTTTCAAAAACTAACTGGATGGGGCAGAGGGAAAATGACGGTATATGTCTTGTGTGGATTTGACACAACATTGGAGCAAGACCTTGATCGGATATATACGTTAAGAGATTTAGGATACGCACCATATGTGATGATATACGACAAATACAAATTAAAGAAACGTGATCAGCTGAAAAGAATGCAGAGATGGGTAAATTCCAGATTCGCATTCATGGCGTGTGAGCGGTTCGAAGATTATACAGGGTAGGTGAGAAAAATGTACATTGAATTAAAAAAGATAGACAAAAACACATTGAAAGTCGGTGATGTGGTGGGAGTTGCTAATAAAGTGAGCTGCGGATGGGGTTCATCATTCCGGCATCAGTTAATTACTCCGGCACAAATTACGAGAATTACTCCAAAACGAACAAAGTTCTTTACGGATAAATTCGGAGAACATGATAAACGTGAGGTTTTCTATGAATGCGATGTTAATGCAGGAAAAGAATGTTATCTTGCTAAGTCATTTCAATGCTTATCTGACGGAATATATGAACTGAGTGAATTAAAAAGAACTGACCGTATAAGAACGATCAGTGATGAAGATCTGCCGGAAGTAGCGGAAGACATGAAAGCAATTACAGAGATTTTGGAGAAGTACAAAGAAAAATAGAGTAGCAGCTAAAAATAGCAGCTACCACACCTTGACAATTGAATATTGATGGTTGGAATGGTATAATTTTCGTATCAAATATACGGGGAGGAAAATGCCAATGAAATGTCCATTTTGTAAAAGCGAAAATACCGAAAGAATTAGTGGAAGTACAGCCTTAACAAAACGAATTCCAGAAAAAGTAAGTGTGCAAGGGAATGTAACCTGTACAGAATCTGCAAATATAATGTCGGTTGAAACGCAAAGGTATATATGTCTTGATTGCGGATTTGTTTTTGAAAAACTAAGCGAATCAGATTTGAAACGGTATAAAGAAGCATAATTTCATCTACCAACCATCAAATATTCGGTGGTTGGTATTTTTATACGCTTTTTTAAGGAGAAGAGGGATAAATTGAAGAAAATAATATGTTTGATTCTGCTGTGCGTCTGCTTAACTGGGTGCGCTGATAGTAATTCGACAGAAACCAGGGACGAAATTAGATACTCTTATGAAAATGCAGATGCGGTTATTACTTACATAGATATGAGAAAGTGGTTCGCATATGTTCCAAGATGGAAGTGGGAAATAAAGGTCGAATATGACGGACTGACTTATGAGGAAGACGATTATGCAAGCGGAATGATGAATGGACCGAGTTTTGCAGACAGTCAAAAAGGAGATTCTGTGACTGTAGAAGTAACAGAAAAATATGTTAACGGAAAACTGGTAGACCGATACATATCTGGAATTGAATAGGGAGAAAGGAACGAATTATGAGTACATTTGAAGAAAGAATAGCGAAAGCAGTAACAGATAAATTGAATGACGGAACAGTTGAAGAGCTTGTATCCGATGCCGTAACAAAAGCACTGAAAAGCAGTATTGAAGATCAGTTCAACTGGAAAGGTGAAGCAAAGAAGATTATAGATGAGAAAGTAAAAGAAGTAATGACACCGGTAATCGAAAGAGTAAATCTGGACAAATATACAGTGAAACTCGATGCAGTTCTCACGGAAATTATTAACAGCACAAATCTGATTGACAACAAAGAAATCTTAGGAAACTTCAAGAGTCTTATGACAGAGCCGGATAAAGATACAATCAGCTTAAAAGAAGTGTTCGAAAAATACAAGGAATATGTCAGCGAGAGCGTTGATACATCTGAACTTGAAATCTATACAGATGATGAACCGAGATATCAGAATGTGACAGCAGAAGTAACTGTTGATACAAGAAATAGCATATTTGGAGGAAGATTTTGCGATTTGGTTTTTAAATGCGAGGAGGATGAGAAACTGACAAAAGAAATCCATTTGTATGAATCAAAAAGAAATGGATTCAGAATTACAAGATTCGAAAGCGAACTTGATATCAATTCATTAAGATATGTAGATGAGTTTGATATTTTCATGATGCGGTTAGATCGAGCGTTCTGTGATATCACAGATATTATGGAGATGTACGATGATGATGTCGAGGTCAAAGTCGAACCGGAAGCATCCTGGAACTGATGAATACATGGAAGAATGCCCGGATTATGTAAAGGAGGATGAAAACAATGAGAATAATTAGCCAAAGTGGATCATTAGATATGCCATACGAACTTGTCGAGTTAGAAATACTCGAAGTAAAAAATGAATTAAAAACTATGTACAGTAAAGGTTTCATGGTGGTGGCATGTGCACCATGCAATCATGCAAATTTAATTGATTTGTCAAAAAACCATGTACTCGGAGTATATTCTACCGGTGAGAATGCTAAAAAGGCTATGGAAATGTGCAGAAACAGGTACGCATGGTGCAAAATAAGAATCCACGGAATGAACTCACTCACTATGGCTATGAGTTTTCGGAAAACAGATGAAATAGAACAACTTTTAAAAACGTTTGCGGAGGAAAATATTTTTCGATTTCCGGCAGATGAAGAGGTGGACTAAATGTACTGGGTAGACAGAAACACTGGCGAGATCGTATCTGAAAGAGACAAAAACAAACCTCTATGGGTATATTATGAATATTTAAGAGGTTATGGGGACGGAGTTGTTATCGAGAATTACATAATAGGAGAGAACCCGTTCTGCCGGATAGATTTTTCATATTGTGCCGGCGATAAGTATGTAAGTCTAAAAAGAGATTGCCATTTCAAAAATCACGGCGTGGATAGAAACAATGTTAGATTGTGCGCCATAATCGTTCCAGCTAAAGAATATGACGAAAAGATAAAAGAGCTAAAGAGAGGTGTAGAAAAGTGAATAAAGAGATCAAAAATGCAGACATAGAAAAAATTACAGTTGATTATGCAACAAAAGTACGAGAAACGGAAGAAGAGTTTATTTTTCAGACAATAACACCTTTTTGTTGCAACATTTTACTAAAAATAATATCCAAAAAGGAATTAAAAGATACACTTTTAAGAGGACAGCAAATGAAATGGATTCCATGTAATGAAAGAAAGCCAAAAGGTACCGTACTTTGCTGCGATGATAGAGGAAATATGTTAGTTGGACTTCTGCGTAAAGACGAAGTGGGATATATGGCATATGGCGATGATGGACAAGAAATGTATAACTGCGTTGCATGGATGCCGTTGCCGGAACCGTATAAGGGAGAATAAAGAGATGAAATATAGTGAAAGATTAAAGCTGTGTCCATTCTGCGGTAAGAAAGCAGAATTTAGAACAAATACAACTGGAACGAACGGTGAAAATTTCAAGTATCGGTTTAACATTAGATGCAGAAATTGTGGAATGAATTCATCACATATCTATGGTGTGGAGATAACTTTCAGAAATGGCGATTTCGTAATAATCGAAGATGAAAGAGATAAGGCTGTTGAGGAATGGAACAGGAGGGCAGAAGATGGGAAGACTGATTGACGCGGATAAGTTGATACTCCACTTGAATGACTATGCCTTACAAGAAGCTCCGTTCGGACACAATGACGGTGAGCATCAGAAAGAAATTTATGAGACAATACAGGAATGTATCAAGGCAGTAGAAGAACAGCCAACAGTGTTTGATGTGGAGAAGGTTCTGGATAAATTAAAGCATGAAGAATCAGAAGCACTTAGAAGATATAGTGAATCAAAAGGAACGGCTTATGCATTTTCTGATAAATGTTCCTGTGATAATTGGGCGAAAGCCATTGAAATTGTTAAGCGGGGTGGAAGAGATGAAGAATAAGGAGAAATACGCAAGTGAGATTATTGAGATCGCTTGCAGTGGGAATGTAGTTGCTGTCAGTAAAGTGACCGGAAAGCCGATCGCTTGCGAAAAGAACGATTGTAAAAACTGTTATCGTTATAATGATTTTTCGCTTTGTGACGAAGAACGTTTAAAAGAATGGGCAGAATCAGACTATATCGAAAAGCTGGTTATAAGCAAGAAAGATAGAACGTTTTTGGAGTATCTTGGAAAAGATTTGAAATACATTTCGAGAGATAAAAGCGGAGCTTTGTTTGCCTATGAACGTGCAATCGAAAAAGGAAAGTATGGCTGGGTATATGATTCTGGCGTTTTTAAAAATCTCTGTGGGTTTTCCGTAGACTTACCAACGGTCAAGTGGTCGGATGATTCACCGTGGCTTATCGAGGACTTGAAGAAGTTGGAGGTAGTGGACAGCTATGAGTAAAGAATATGATATTAAAGGATGAACTTAATGATGAATGCATTGGAAGAAAAAACAAAGGAGAAGACGGTAAAAAGAAAGAAAAACTACTATTTGGTCAAAAGTGATGTATTAGGATATGCGAAAAGGAAGGGATTGATTAATGGCCGGAGTAAGAGACAAATATCTGAGAGGGACACATAAAGACATCTACTACATAAGCGAAGAGGACGAAAAAAAGATGTTGAACGAGTGCCAGAGGATGCGTGGAAACGATCAACTTGAATTACTGAAATGGTGCCAAAATGCGAATAATGACTTATCGGGGATATTGTTCTTTTCACTTATAACAGGAATCGGATATGACTATATAAGCAAAAGATACTGGATACCGATTGCAAGAAAAGACTTCCAAGGATATCGGAGAAAAGTCTTGGATGAAATGTATAGGTGGATACTTTGGGGAGAACATGACGATGGAAAGATGGCAGAAAGGCTATTCGGAATAAAAAAGCACAAACACGGGAATACTACCGAAAAGGAGTGATGCGGATGGTAAGAATCTTTGTGAACGGCAAACAGGTGACAAAAGAAGAACTTTCGAATTATGAAATCCATAACAAGGCGGTAAAAAGGATTCTTTCAGAAAAGTTGACAAAAAATAAGTGATATTTTAGAATTGACCTTGATAGAATCTTGGTCAATTCTTTTTTTAATTGAAAGGAGAATTGACATGAAAAAATTAAATGTAGGTTATATGAGAGTGTCTACAGAAGCACAGACCGAAAAGTATGGTCTTGATGTCCAAGAAGACAAGATAAAGGAACTTGCCAAGAAAAGGGGCGTGAAGATAGCCAGATGGTATGTGGACGGGGGATATTCCGGGAGCAATATCCAAAGGCCGAACATACAGAAACTTCTGGAAGATGCAGAAGCCGGAGAAATACAGGCAGTATACATCTATAAGCTTGATAGAATGAGCCGTGATGTTGTAGATACTCTTACGCTTGTGAGTAAACTTTTGCCGAAATACAATGTAGAGGTAGTATCAGCAACAGAGGATTTGCGGAATGAGACACCGATGGATCGTGTGATGTTGGGCGTTAATGCTGTCATGGGGCAGTATGAGCGTGAGGTTATCTATATGCGTACAAGAGCCGGGATGGTGGAGCGTGTAAAGCGTGGACTGTGGATGGGTGGCGGTACGATACCTTACGGATATAGGTACGATAGGAACGATGGGATATTACATATTATCCCGGAAGAAGCGGAAAAGGTAAAAGCTATCTTTCAGATGTTCCGGGACGGATATTCGTGTGACAGAATTCAAAGAATTCTCGGGATGCATTCGGAGAAGCTTGTATCGAACATTATTAGGAGAATAGCCTATGTAGGTAAGATACAGTATAAAGGAAGAGTGTACCAAGGCTTGCATGAACCGATCATAGACGAAAAACTATTCTATGAAGTACAAGAAGAGATAAAAAAGAGATCCACAAATGCTTATGTAAGCAACAAGCATATGCTTACCGGGTTGTGCTACTGTGGAAAATGCGGTACTAAAATGCGGATGCAGAAGTGGGGAAAGTACACAAAGATAGTATGCTACTCACAGTACAAGGAAAAAGAGCATATATCTAAGACAGGGAACCCTTGCAAGAATAAAAAGGTGCGGGCAGATGTGGTAGAAAAAGAAGTAGAGGACTGTTTTAAAAGATTCATCGTTAATGTCGAAGAAAAAGAGAATGAATCTGAAAGCACTCGGAAGATGATAGAAAAAGAGATATCACTAAGTGAAGCAAAACTTAAACGCCTATACACATTGTATGCAAGCGGTAACTCTGGTACAGATACGCTTTTAGACGTTATCCAGGCAGAAGAAAAAACACTAAAAAACCTACGGGAAGAATTAAAGGCGGAAGACATCCGGGAGAAAGCCGGACGGGTAGAGAAGATAGAGAAAATAAAAGAGATGTCCAACGTGTGGGATACACTGACGGATTCCGAGAAAAACAAGGTGCTAAAAGAGTGTGTTGAAAAGGTAGTCATAACAGGTGATGACATAGACATACATTTTAGCATATATTAATAGGTACTTTCTCGTGTTCCAACCATCATCCCAACAGCGGTAGGAAGTGGAGAAAAGGAAGAAAAGGCCAAGATTCTATTATATGATTAAGAAAAATAAAGACGGGAGCTGGAAATATAAATATATAGATTAAGAGAAAAGATTTTGAAAATAATTGAAATCTTTTATTTTTTACTTGACTAGTGGACACCACTATGCTATAATAAAGACAGTTAAGAGAGGAACACATCACAGGAGGTAAGAAAATGACAACAGGATATGTAAAAGTAAAAGAATGGGTTATTGATAAAATACAAAACACCGCTGAAAGATATAACACATATATTGATATCTATAGCAGAGATGAAAATGGAATGGTCTTATCAGAGAATGGATATATTGTCGTAAAAGTTATTGATGTACTGAAAGAAAGTGAAAAGGCAGTAGAAGTTGTCCTTTCGACTGGTGATGTGGTAGGAAGTTATAAGGGATGGAAAGCATGGATCCCAAAATCAGCGATAGCATAAATAAGGAGAAAAATAATGGAGAAAGTAAGCAGAAACGTAATGATAAACAAAGCCGGGGGAACATCGGGAAAGAATACAAAGAACTACCGTATTTCTGTTCCGGTAGGAATGATAAAGGCACTGGGCGTTACGGAAGATGATAGAAGTGTTGTCCTAGAAGAAAAAGACGGAGTGATAACTATTAAGAAAGAAAAAATGAAAACCATTGACTAGTGGACACCACTATGCTATAATAAAGACAGCTAAAGAAGACAAATAAATTTAAGGAGGAAAAGAAGATGAAAAAATATGAATTTACAGGTACGAACGAATTAACGAAAAAAGCATTTACTGTTTACAGTGATAGTAGTTTTACATTTTGGAAGGACGGTGACAGATTTTATTGTTCAGACAATCCGAACAGTGAAAAAGTAGAACTTGGAACCGTTGCGGACGTGATTGAATTTCTCGAACAATTCGCAGACTAGACAAAAACAAATATTCGATAATCAGAATCACAAGAGACACAGCAGAAGAATGCGAAGAAGAGTTTGACGGACAACTTTCTGATGGTGTATTCGAAAATTCAAGGGTTGGATGGTTTGAAGAGATATAAAAGAAAAACAGCACTGATGAACGTCTATTCGTCAAGTGCTGTTTTTAGTAGTTAATGCCTAATTCGTACCATACTTTTACATCATTCTCAAGCATTACTTTCCGATAATTATAATACCAAAAATATGAAGAAAAGTCAATAAAATACTTGACTAGTGGACACCACTATGCTATAATAAAGACAGTTAAGAGAGGAACACAACAGGAGGTAAAAAAGATGATGAATGTAGAAAAAATCTTAGAAGCAATTAAAGAAAATGGTTATAGTGTGGTAGCAATTCGCCATTGTTGCCAGGATGAAGAATATAAAATTGGTGACATTTGCAGAAACAGCTATGAGTGGAATGAAGAATATGAGTGCAGTTCATATGACACAGAAGAACCAGAGGAAATGGACGGCGTATGTGGATACGCAATGTTTGAACTGATTGACACTGATGATGCAGAAGAAGCAAAAGAGATAATCGAAAGATCTATTGAAGAATCATCCATTTACGATGGAAACAACATTGTAATAATCGGTGGGGACTCTTACTCTTATGGGAATGACGAAAACGAAGTAATTGTTGAAGAAGCAGAAGTAATTGAAATTGCATAAAGGGGAAAAAGTATGAAAGAAAAAAGGCATAGCTAAAAGCTATACCTAGATTCTGAATTTCTTCTTAAATTCTAACATCTTTTAACTCAACGTTCCACCATTGACTAGAACGACACTCACGAAAATCATGGAACCGTGAGAATCAACAAAGATTGCTGATAGATATATATTAATCTAAAAAAGATAAAAAGTCAATATCAAAGAAATGAACAGAGAGCAACCAAACATTGAAAAAATGTGCATTTTGTGGTAAAATATAAGTATCAAAACAGTAATAAAACTAAATAACGGGGACAATGAAATAGCACTTCTGACGGTAAGATGTAATTATCGTGGGAGGTGCTATTTTTATGTATAAAGAAAATATGAATTATGAGAATCAGCAACGAATGATATTCGACATTGTAAATGAGTTCGGAATACCAGAGATACAACCTACAAAGTATGAACCGTGCGAGTTTATTGGATTTAACCAAGCTAAGACATGCAAAGACAGAGCCGGGAAAGGCGTGCATTTCTTTCTTGACGATTACCAATTTCAAAGATTATGGAACAGACCAGATACTTACATAAACATGCTTTCGCAGTTCCGATTTGTCATGTCACCAGATTTCAGCACTTACACTGATTTTCCAAAAGCATTACAGATTTACAACCACTTCCGCAAACACTGGATAGGTGCATATATGCAGATGTACGGTATTGACGTGATACCTACAATCAGTTGGAGTGACAGAGAATCGTTTGAGTGGTGCTTTGATGGTGAGCCAGTAGGCGGCGTGGTAGCAGTATCCAGTGTCGGAGTGATGAACAGCAAGGAGCGGAAAGCACTGTTCATGGACGGATATAATGAGATGCTGAAAAGATTGGAACCAGAGACAGTACTATTTTACGGACAGGTGCCGGAAGAATGCACAGGGAACATTATAAAGATTAAGTCGTTCGGTGAAGAACTGACGGAAAGGAAAAGCGGTGATTGAATGGGTGGCAGAGGTAGTGCAAGTAATTTGCAAAATAGGAAAGCCGATATAATAGCCTTTCCTATGAAGAATTCTACTAAAAAAACGGGTTCTTGGAATTATCCAGGAATGAGTGAAAGGACAGAACAACTTAAAGATGCGGTTGAAAAAGCGAATACAAGAGCGAAAGTAAACAGTGCATACAGAGGGTTGAAAGGACATGAATCTAATCTGATAGCGAATATTAATAATCCGAAAGAGGGTGGTGACAAGAAAGTGTTAATGACGGAACTCAGAAAGACAAGACAGCTTTTGCGAAAATTAACAGACAAAAAGATTTTGTGATGATGGAAATGTAGGTGATTAAATTGGCGGTAGAGGTAGCGCAAGTGTGATAAGCGGAACCCCTGTGACCAAGAGGGCAAGGAAAAGAAGAATGAAGAATTTTGGTGCATGGTTTAACACCGGGAGGTAGATAGGCATGGCAAATCTAAATAGCATTGCTAAGAAGTTACAGAAAGCAATACTACAAAAAGGATTAGTTATAAAGATGGGGACAAGTCAGTTTTATTCCGCGGAGCAAAATAGACTTATCACCATGCACATCCTATCTACTAGAGTGCTAGAGCGAAAGAAAAACGGGGAATGGAAATATTATGATTATGAAATTATCCGAACAGCATCACAGATAGAGATTGTAAATTGTTTAAATGATATATGGAGGGTGGTGAAAGAATGATTGAGACTTATGCGGAAACAACAGAAAATATGATTAAAGAAGAAATGCAGAAGAAACTCATTGACATGATTACAAAGAATGAAAAGCTGAAAGAAAAGAATGAGTATCTGCAAAAAGAGGTAGAAGACGCAAAGGCTGTCGGAGAACGGGCACTGTGCGAAGTACAGGAACTTATTGCAAAGAATAAGAGACTGGTAGAAGAACACAACAGACAGAATGGAACAATACAAGCACTTAACATTGCACTGGATGTCATTACAGACAGATACAGTAACCTTAGAAAGAGACTGTGTAGAACAGGCAATGGCGGTGAGTAGCATGGATGGATATATGGAAGAGGGTGGGTAGATGCCGAAAGGAAAAGAACTTACTCCGAAGCAGAAAGCGTTTTGTGATGAATACCTTATCGACCTAAACAGGACAAGGGCATATAAAGCAGTGTACAAGAGCGTAAAAAGTGATGCAGCAGCGAGGGTAAATGCAAGCAGACTGCTAACAAATGCTAACGCAAAAGAGTATATTGCAGAAAAAATGAAGAAAATTCAAAGCGAGAAGACTGCCGACCTTGAAGAAGTAATCCAGTTCTTCTCTTCTGTGATGCGTGGAGAAGTAAAAGATCAATTTGACCTTGACACTGCTATATCCGACCGCCTGTCTGCAGGGCGTGAACTCATGAGATGGTATGAGAAAGCCGATGGAGAAGAAAAAGAAACCGGTGGAATCACAATCATAAATAACATTCCAAGGCCGGAGGGCACAGATGGGGGAGATTAAGCTTACAGATGTGATAGCTCCGGCTTTTTACGGCGTACATTGGGACATCATAGACGGAAAACATACGTATTATGATTTGTCCGGTGGCCGAGGTTCGACTAAATCATCGTTTGTCGGTACGGAGATACCACTTGGAATGATGCAAGACGCAATGAATGGCATACACTCAAATGCAGTGGTGTTCCGAAAAGTCGGGAATACACTAAGAGAATCGGTATTTGAACAGATCGCATGGGGAATAGATGCACTTGGAGCATCGGACGAATGGACATCAAGCTTAAGTCCTATGCAGTATGTGTATAAGCCGACAGGACAGAAGATAATCTTCCGTGGATTAGACAAGGCAAAAAAGACGAAATCCATAAAAATTAGTAAGGGATATTTTAAATACCTTTGGTTTGAGGAATTGGACGAATTTTCCGGAATGGAAGAGGTACGAATGACACAACAGTCAGTTCTTCGTGGTGGCGAAAAATTCGTTGTTTTTAAATCGTTCAATCCACCGATCAGTAACAGCAACTGGGCGAATAAGTACGTAGCAGAGCCGAGAGCGGACAGCTTAAGGCATAAGAGCGATTATAGATCTGTTCCGGTAGAATGGTTAGGGCAACAATTCATTGATGATGCTGAGTATCTGAAAAAAACCAACCCGAGAGCTTATGAGCATGAATATCTTGGAATCCCTGTAGGACTTGGCACAAATATCTTTGAGCTGTTGGAGATTAGAGAGATTACAGATGAAGAGATAAGTAGGATGCAATCTATCTACCAGGGCGAGGACTGGGGATGGTTCCCGGATCCGAAAGCGTTTTTGCGTGTTGCTTATGTTCCAAATCAACAGAAAGTATACGCACTGGATGAATTGGGCGGTTGCAAAATAAGGAACAGCGAGATGGCACGACAGATAAAAGAAAAGGGATATGATGATTGCGCTATCTACTGTGGAGTGGATGAAGAAGAGAGCATTGTTGACTTTCGAGATGCCGGACTTCCGGCACGTAAAGCAATCGTGACACCGGGTAGCCGGAAGTATACGTTTGAATGGTTGCAATGCCGTACATTGGTAATTGACCCAAGACGGACACCAAGATTGTACAAAGAAGTTATAGAGTATGAGCATGAGAGAGATGGCAATGGTGAAGTGATAGCAGATTATCCGGACGGGAACGACCACTGGATTGATGCATTGAGATATGCTACTAGTCCGATATCTATGAGACGTGGACAGAGTGCGTAGGAAAAGGTGAGCAGATGGGAATTATAGACAAGATAAAGGCGGTGTGGGATAAAGTGTTTAGAGTAAACGATGCAAAAAAAATATTCGGAATAGAAACGGGACGGTCATCTGATATGGATACGGCCTTAGAAAAGTACAAAAGTATGAGATCTGGTATTCCGTATTGGTGTACCGGTAGGATAAAGCCGACAAGGTTTTCGAACGTAATTTGCCGTGAGATAGCGAACCTCACACTGTTCAATGCAGATATACAGATTACAGGGAATGATGAACTACAAAAGAGATTTGACAGCGTAATGAACACATTACAGGAGAAACAAGAGGAAAGCTGTGCGACCTGTGGAATGATGGTCAAGAGCAATGGTGACGATGTGGAGTTTTTGGATCCGGATTACTTTCTGATTACAGACACCAACACGGACGGGGATGCGTTAGCAGCTATCTTTTTCTCATACCTCAAAAAAAATGACAAATACTACACAAAAGCAGAGTACCACAGATTTGAGGATGTCGGAATGGAACGTGTATACCATATATCCAGTAAGGCTTTTAAATCAGATAACAAAGATATGATTGGTACAGAGATCACACTTGACAGGGTAGATGAATGGAAAGACATTGAGCCGGAAGTGTACGTGCATGGACTGGAATATCCACTGTTTGTCTACTGGAGAAATCCTTACGCAAATGCAGTCGATAAAGAATCTTCGCTGACTGTCCCGGCATTTTCAGAATGCATCGAGGAATTGAGATGGCTCGACATTGCATTAAACATGATGGGGGATGAAACAGAAGATAGTAGGCATATTACTTACGTACCGCAGACAGCTATTGAATATGCAGACAAACACTCTATTGAATTGCCAAGATTCATTCAGGGGATCGAAATGGGAGTAAACGAAGACGGCATCAAAGAGCACGTTCCAACGTTATTAGTAACTGAGCGTGTGGCTGGGATAAACTTCATGCTGTCCATCATCGGGTATAAATGCGGATTCTCAAATGGATATTTCTCTTTCGATCAGAACCAAGGCATACAGACAGCAACCCAGGTAGAATCTGACGATAGACGTACACTGCATACTATCCAGTCATTCCGAAACATTTTGGACGGAAAGAACCATGATGGAGTACTTCACAGAATCATCTACATCCTGTATGCAGTCGGCACAGCAAACGGCACTATTCCGGTATCCAACTACCAAACTGCATGTGATTTTGAAGACCTAGTATACAACTTAGAAGATGATCGTGCACGGTGGTGGAACTATGTGGTACAGGGAAAGGTTCCGGCATGGATGTATTTTGTGAAATTCGAGGGAATGACCGAAAGCGAAGCGAAAGCAATGATTGAAGAAGCACAGGAACAGAATAAGCCGGACAGTGGATTGTACGAAGAATAGGAAAGAGGTGAACCAAAATGGAATATCTTATCATAGACCCGTCAACAAGAAAAATTGCAATCCCCAAAAGCGAACAGCTTTTTGGAGTGTACGGAGAGGGCAATATTGAAAGAAAGTATTTCAAATGCCCTAAGATCGTAGGAGATAATGCCGACTTGTCTGACTGTTACATTTTCGTAAATTACTATACTGCAAAAGGATTGCCGGGGAAATATACCGTAAAAGATGTGAAGGTAGACGGGGAGAATATCACTTTTTCCTGGGAGTTAAAGCCACACATCTTTGACGCAAACGAGGATACATCTATATATTTTGCGGTAGAAGCAAAAAGCAAAGATAAAGTAGAAGTGTTCAGAACCAGTCCGGCTACCGGAAAGGCCAAAGAGACGATAGACACGGATAAAGAGATCGAAGAGACTCACGCCGATGTCATTCTTGACCTTATATCCAGAGTAGACGCATTGGAGAGAGAACCTATCTCCGAAGAGCAGATTGAGAAATCTGTAAAAAGCTATCTGGAAAAGAATCCTATAGAAGAGACGGATCCAACGGTACCAGCATGGGCAAAAGCGGAAGAAAAGCCTACTTATACCGCAGAAGAAGTCGGAGCACTGCCGAGTACGACCGTGATTCCATCGAAACTTTCAGAACTGACAGCGGACGATGAACACGAAACTGTGACAAAGGGAGAGAAACAAGCTTGGAACGCAAAGAGTGACTTTTCAGGAGAGTATAGAGATTTAAAGGGAAAACCAGAACTTGCTGAATGGGTGTTGCAAAGTAGGAAACCAACATATACAGCAAGTGAAGTAGGAGCATTGCCGGACACAACGGAAATCCCGAAAAATCTGGCCGATTTACAGGATGATTCAGAGCACCGTACCGTTACAGACACAGAAAAACAGAGTTGGAATGACAAGAGTGATTTCTCTGGCGACTATGAAGACTTACAAGGAAAGCCAACAATTCCCACAGTACCAACCACTCTTCCAAACCCACAAGCTCTCACCATCACCTATGGCGGTCAAACCCACACCTACGATGGCAGTGAAGCTGTTGCAATCACCATAGAAACAGGTGGTATAGAGCGTATCGAGAAGCTGTCCACAGACACCACAGTAACCTTAGAGCCTAACAAACTCTATATCTTCCCAGAGATAGAAAACCTTACCTATACCATCGGCGAGGGCACAAGTGAGGTACATTTTATATTCAAATCTGGTGCAACGGCAACAAGAGTAGTACATCCATCCAATGTGAATATCGGTAGCTTTTCGGTCGAGAGCAACAAGGTCTACGAGGTATCAATCTTAGAGGGCTTGCTGACGAGCCAGAATTGGAGTGTGAACTGATATGGAGAGAAGAAGAATATTAGGAAGCGAGGAAGAAAGCACAATGAGCGAAGAATATGAGCTTGTCGGTACTGCAAGCATAACGGAAGAAACGGCTACTGTAGAAATACAGTTGAGTAAACCTTGTACAGATGTATACCTGTTTTGCGAGAATTTAAAATCAACAGCTAATTCGCAGTTATATATTGACATTGGTAATAACAATGTTATGAACGGTGTAAATAGTGAATTATCAACAAATGTGCAAAATACCATTCAGCATATACAGAAGATAGGAAAGACGTGGATGAGGACGGGAAGTAATCATGTACATTATCCGCTAACTACTGCGGGGACACAGATGTATACTGTAAAATTAAGTGCAAATAAGCAAATGCCAGAACAAATTTCCACAATTAAATTAGCAATAGGTGTGGGCAATTCTAAAATCGTATCTGGCACAATAGAAATCTACGGGAGGTAATTGACATGAAACGTAAATTAACACAAAATCTTGTCAGTCAGTCAGTCAGTCAGTCAGTCAGTCAGTCAGTCAGTCAGTCAGCGGATTATAAGCTAGCTGATTCGCTCCTGTCAAGTTGGGCGGTGGAATTATGAACCGCCGGAGAACAATGCTTATGAATGGACAGGAGGAAGATGGAATGAAAGAATGGGGTGAATTGCTGAATGAAAGCAAAGAAGTAACAGACCAAAAGACTGTAGAATTTAATCTTGCTAATGCTGAAAAACATGAGGAATATTGGATATACATACAGATAGAAAAGCATACCGGAGCAGAACAATGTAAAGGTAATTGTAAACCGACAATAAACGGAGCGTATATAGGAGTTTATACATTTAATGTTGATTTTGCAACAAAATGGGACGCATCATATCATATTTGGACAAAGCCAGTAAACGTATTAGAAATGTCAAAAGGCATGAATAGTATACAGTATAATGCAGTTCAAATGTTGAGACAAGTAGAACAAATCGGAAATGAAACAGGTACTGGAAAATTTACTTTAGAATTTCCAGCGAATTATACAGGAAAGATAACAGCAAAAATACTCGGTAGATAGGAGGTTGAAATAAAAATGAAAGAGAATAAAATCCTAACAGACAGACAGACAGACAGACACAGCTTAGTTGAATCTAAATCCTGTGTCAAGTCTGAGAATGCCGTGGAGATATGCTAAGACGGCGTGCAATGATGATGGCAAAGACACAGGAGGTAGAAGAGATGAAAGAGTGGCGACTAATAGCAAAAAGAACAATATCGGAAGGAACGAGCCGTATTGATATTACTACAGATGATGATGGAAAACCATTTTCGTGCAGTGAATTAATGATAGCAGTGAAGTTAAAAGCAGATAAGGATGGAGTAGTCCCTACATACCTATTAAATGGGAAATGGACTTCTGCATATCCATACACTGATGGAAAGAAACTTTCAGCTTCTTGGTTTGATAGCTATGTAATAAAAGCTTGTATTACATCTGGAATACAAATGCAAGAATGTATTGTAAATACTGTTTCCAAGTGGACTACAGCTATTGAGACTGCTATAACATCTTATTCTATTGCTGCGCAAAATGGAAATTTCACATCTGGAACAGTCTATATTATTGGTAGATAAGGAGTTGATACAAAAATGAACAATGCTAAAATGCTGACAGCACAGCACAGCACAGCACAGCACAGCACAGCACAGCACAGCACAGCTTAAGGCGTAGGTTGCTTGCAAGTACGGTCACAGAAAAAGATGATAACCTAATAGACCTAAACGCCTACAGCGAATCAGCTAATGCATATGTACAGGATATTGTTATTGATAGTACAAAAACGTATTACGCATATGATATTAGTTATATCGTCTGTTACAGCAAGTGGGGCAGTAATCTTGGATTGGCAACGATAGCAAGCGATGGAACGGTTACCACGAAACCAGACACAATAACAATAAGAGTAAATATTGGCAAAAACAAAAATCCATATTTCGGATTGACAAGGAGGTGATTAAATGTATGCAAAATTGCAAAGCGGATTTTTGCGTAGTGCACCGAAGACGATAACACTGGATGATAAGACAATCAACAACCCATTACCGGAAGAACTGGAACAGCTAGGCTACAAGCCTGTGGTGTACACAGATATGCCTACGGAAGTTACAGAGGGTAAGCACTGGGAATCAGAGTTGGTGGAGGGAGAGACAGATATTAGGCAGGTGTGGAAGCTTGTGGACGACCCAGTCTATCCAGAACCGGAATTAAGCGCAGAAGAAGCACTAAATATTATAATGGGGGTGGTACAGTGACAAGAGAACAAGCAGAACAGTTGCGGAAGCTGTTGGAAAACCAGACAGCCAACATGGCAGATGAACAGATACTTGAATATCCAGATTTTGTGGAGAAATGGAAGTCTGGCAAGGAATATGTAGTTGGCAAGCGGTTGGAATACAATGGTACTATCTACAAGGTATTACAAGCCCATACAAGTCAAGAGACATGGATACCGCCGGATGCGCCGTCTTTGTTCGCCAAGGTACTTATACCAGATAGTAGTATAGTGCCAGAATGGGAACAGCCGGACAGCACCAACCCTTACGCCAAAGGAGACAAGGTAACACACAATGGCAAGACATGGATTAGCACGGCAGACGGGAATGTCTGGGAGCCGGGTGTGTATGGATGGGAAGAGGTGTAAGGGGACACGTCAATCAGAAAGATAAATGATAATGTCTGTAAAGGAGGACTAAAAAATGGAACAGATTATTAGTTATGTAAAGCCGGAGTTAATGGTGGTTTCTTTTGTCTTGTATTTTCTTGGGAAATGGATGAAAAGTTCAAAGAAAATTAAGGATAAAGACATTCCACTCTCTCTCGGAGGTATTGGAATTATTATTTGCGGAATGTATGTAACAGCAACTTGCGATTTGGACAGCATGAAAAATGTTTTTATGGCACTGTTCACGTCTGTAGTACAAGGTATCATGGTAGCCGGACTGAGTACATACGTCAATCAGATTATTAAGCAGATTGGAAAGGATGAATAATCATGGCAACAAGTACGATTAATATTATTGTAATCTGCGTCTTTCTACTTCTGGCAATGAAGATTTCAAACAGAAAGGACAAATAATGCTTACACCAGAATATCTCTTTCGTGTGACCGAGGGGGCGGAAAAGATATCTTCTGATATGCATCGGAACATTATGGACATGATTGTTGAGCGTATAATGGTACGCATAGGTCGTGGAGAAGATTATATGCTTACAGCTACGGACAGGTGGCAGATACAGGTGTTACAGGAATCCGGCTACTTATTGGAAGACATACAAAAAGAGATTGCTGACAAAACGAAGAAGCAAGAGAACGAGCTGAAAAGTGCATTTGAAGAAGCCGGTATAAAAGCTATCGAGAGAGACGATGCGATATATAGGGCGGTAGGACTATCACCTACGCCCTTATTGCAATCTCCGGCATTGCTTAGAATACTGGAAAGAGATTATAACGCTACGTGTGGAGAATGGAGAAACCTTACACGAACAACTGCATATGAAGCACAGAAGTTGTTTCTGAAAGAGGTGGACAATGCTTACCGCATGACATCAAGCGGTGCCATATCATATACACAAGCTGTCAGAAATGCTGTTGACAGGATGATAAATCAAGGCGTTAAAGTATCCTATCCGTCCGGTAGAGAAATGAGCATTGAATCAGCCACAATGATGACTGTCCGCACAGGGATAAGCCAGTGTGCCGGAGCAATCGCACTAAAACGAATGGAAGAATTAGAATGGGATACTATCTTGGTGTCTGCTCATGTAGGAGCACGAACTGGTGACGGCGGAAACAATCCAACGAACCACTTTTGGTGGCAAGGAAAATTCTATTCCCGGACAGGCAAAGACAAGAGGTTCCCAGACTTCCGAACATCAACAGGCTACGGAACGGTGACAGGGTTGTGTGGCGTGAATTGCCGACACTCTTTCGGATCCGGTGACGGCGAAAACAATCCGTATGCAGATATCAACCTGTCGAGCGAAGACAATATAAAAGCGGAAGAGCGTGCGAAAAAGCAACGGCTTATGGAAAGACGCATTCGCAACAGCAAGAGAGAGATTCAGAATTTGCAGACTGCTATAAATGCAAGCGGAGATGATAAGCTCAAATTCGAATTGCAACAGATGTATGACCGCAAATCAGCGGTACTCAGACGGCAGAACAAGCAATACCGTGATTACTGCAAAGATAATGGTCTTAAAGAATATTCGGAACGTCTACGGGTAGCACAGTGGGATAGGTCACAGGCTGTGAAATCAGCAAAAGCAGCACAAAGATATCTTAATGCGAAAGGTGATGAAAAATGAGTGGATTGACAAGAATAGCAAAAATGTGCAGAGTTTGTCCGTTTAAGGACAAGTGCAAGAACAAGCGGTTACAGAAAGAAGCGTATCTTGCACCTTTTACCTCATCGATTATTGAAGATATGGCATCACCTGTATTAAAGGCTCATGATTACAGAAATGTAAAGGTTGCAGAAAATACGACAGTCACTATTGATGTAGAGGAACTGAAAGAGAGAATGCGAAAAGAGATATACAGGCAAGCCGGAATCGGATTGAATTATGGAGCGTAACACATGGAACTAATAACACAGATACTTGCTATATGCGGTGCTATATCTGTTATCGGCGGTGCTATTGCAGTGATTTCCGGGTGGTACAAATCATGGAAAGCACCAAAAGAAAAACAGGACAACCGTATAGAACAGATTGAAAAGCGAATAACGAATATTGAAACATCTATCACAGGGATTAATCAGAAACTTGATAACGATTATAAGAACATAAGGAATACGAGGGATGATATGAATCTATTAATGAGAAGTATGTTTAATTTGATCGAAAACAAAATCACAGGGAATAACATTGAGGGTTTAAAAAAAACTCGGGAAGAGCTTGTAAATGCTATGACGGACAAGAAACCAAAGGAATTATGAAAATATACTCTTTTACACGACCAGAACTTGACTATTTTGAGTTAGAATGCAACTTTACATCGGATGAATTGAAACTGTTCCGGCTCCGTGCTAAAGCTATGCCTTTAGAGGACTGCGCGGAAGAAATGAATGTGAGTGTGTCTACGGTCAAAAGATTGAGTAGAAGAGTAAATGATAAGATTGAAAGGGTGGTATAGGTATGTGGCTTGAAGATGTAAAACCTTGTAAAGCACACATCGAAGCAACTGGTCAAGAAGTATCGGGCGTACTTGGGTTTGGCGAAATAAATTTTAACGCTGGTTTGATTATTGACGAAAAAGGAAGAAAGAAATATAAGCATGGACATATAGAGTATATTCCTGTTTTTGAAACTGCTGAATTTGTAAAACCTTTTTATGATTTTTCGAATGTCCATACAGAAAAAATAGATTTCCAAGCATATTACGGATCAAGTGCTGGAACTAATATATTTCGCTTAGTTGGAGCAAAACCAATATCTGAAGAAGAGCACAACAAAATTACAGGTACAAATGGATGATTATATGATTGAAAGGGGGATAAAGATATGAACTTCGGAGAAGCCATAAAATGCATGAAAAAAGGAAAGAAAGTTACACGCAATGTATGGAAAGAAAACTTTTTTAATGGGAGAAAACAGTTTATTTTTATTGGAAAAAACAAAGGTTTAACAACGAATACGTTTCTTGCAATTCTACCAGAAGAAGAATGTTTTTCTGACTGCATTATGAGTTACACACGAAAAGGAAGCTTTCAGCCAAACTGGACACCAACACAAGAAGATATGCTTGCGGAAGATTGGGAAATGTATCCGGCAGAGGAAACGGTAGTCGATGAAACGCCGAACATTACGGCAGATGAAATGATTGATCTCAAAAACCGTATTGGGTGGAATATTAAATTTTATTCTACCGGGGAAACAATTATTTCTGAGCACATGGACTATCAAAAACTCTTAACTGGGGCAGAAAGTACATATACACTGTCGTTTGCTGTCCCTAAAAAAAGTCTTGATGGTTTGTCAATGACAAATAAATGCCAAAATGTTATTGTTTCTGGACTTTTGTTCAAAGTATATGCTTCTAGGAATATTGCTGACGATAGTCTTTGGCTTGTGACTGAAAGTGCCTTATCTGAAAAAGAATTTCACACAATTATAAGATTAGAGAGGTGATTCTATGATACCTAAGATTTTTAAAATAAGCGGATATCTCATAGACCCGACAGGAAGACTTGAACCACACCACATTAAGGCGAAAATGCTTTATGGCTGTGGATTTCCACTTGTAGGACAGCACATTCACGTACAGAAAGCAGAGATTAAGAAGCTGAATGAAAAGCATCCGCTTATGAGAGAGAACTGTGATTTGGCAGAATGCGAGAAGTATTTCAACAATGAACCGCCGACAGTGAGCAATAGAAAAGTTGAACCCGGACAGGTGTACAGGCACTTCAAGGGCGAGACAGTAAAAGTCCTGTATATTGCACAGGATAGCGAAATGCCGGGGCAGTTCAAGGTAGTCTATGAATGCTCTAATGGCGTGTGGTGCAGACCTTACGGAATGTTTGTTAGCAAAGTAGACAGGAAGAAATACCCGGATGTGAAGCAGAAGTATAGATTTGAATTAGTAGAGGAATAATTATGATTTTTAAAGAAGCGTTTGAATTAATGAAACAGGGTGCGAAAGTAAAATTGCCTGGATGGAATGGTTACTGGTGTTGGGATAATGATAAGCAGACGATTATGATTCATTGCGGACCAAAGGATTCCGACAAAGGACAGGGAGAAATTCTTGATATCCGTGAAACGCAGAGAGTGGAATATACTTTCATGCACACACAGAGAGACGATTGGATGATTGCCGATGGAGAGAATTGCGGTGTTCTCGGCGGTCAGTCAACATTTGGCTTTGATGATGCTATCCGTTATCTGAAAAGAGGACTTAAGGTGGCACGTAAAGGATGGAATGGCAAGGGGATGTTCTTGTTTGTCGCAGATGAAATCCATTTCTTTACGAAAACAGAACTGAAAAAGAAAAATGATGAACCTTACGATATGCTCCCGTCAATTACTATGAAAACAGCAGATAATAAATGCGTTGTCGGATGGGTTCCGTCTCAAACTGATATGTTTGCAGAAGATTGGATGTTTGTGGAATGATACCAAAAGAAATTGCACATATCAAAGCAACAGGGCAAAAGAATAAGTGATACTTTTTAGAGACTTTAACGAACTGTTAAGGTCTCTTTTTTATGCGTAAAATGAAAGCATAGAGAACAACAAATACTAATTTACAGGAGGTATGAGTATGAATCCATATATGTCATATACACCGTACATGCCACAGGATGCTTATATGCAAGACCAGATGGCATTACGACAACGGATAGACAACTTATCACAGGCTCAACAGCAATACAAGACACAGGCACAGCCGAATGTGAACTGGATACAGGTAGCCGGAATTGACGGGGCAAGGAATCAGATTGTACAGCCGGGAACTACGGCTTGGATGATGGATAACAATGCACCGTATTTCTACGTTAAATCTGTTGACGGTGTGGGAAGTGTTACATTTAAAGCTTTTGAATTTCATGAGGTACAGGCGAACAATCCACAACCTGTAGCGGAAAACATGGACGCTAAGTACGTGACAAGAGAAGAATTCAACAAATTACTGGATACATTGAAACCTCAGCCGGAAGAACAGAAAGGGGAGCTGACGCATGAGTAATCCGTTAATGGGAATGATGGGCGGTATGCCGGGTGGCAATGGTCCATTCGGAATGATTCAAAGAATGATGGGGATGATGCAGAGTACACAGAATCCCGGAGCAATGTTGCAGAATATGGCGCAGAGCAACCCGAACATTAAAAAGGCTATGGAAATGTGCCAAGGAAGAAACCCGAAAGATGTATTTATGGAGATGTGCCAGCGAAATGGCATGAATCCAAACGATATTATCAATAAAATAAAGTGATATCCAGACGGAGTGCACACGTCTTGATAAATAAAAGAAAAGGAGAACCAACATGAACGAGGGATTAAACACACTTAGTGCTGCCGATGTAGCAGCAGTCACAAGAAACAACGATGGAAATATGTGGGGTGACGGTGGATGGTTCTGGATTATCATTCTTGCTTTCCTGTTTTGCGGTAACGGATGGGGAAACAACAACGGAACACATGACGCTTTTGTCTCTGACGAATTCGTGAAAAGAGATATCTTTAACACAAATCAGAATGTTTCCAACACAGCTTGCGAGACACAGAGAGACGTATTAGAGAACCGCTATACCACACAGATCGGCTTGCAGAACTTACAGGCTCAGCAGGCTCAGTGTTGCTGTAACACACAGAAAGAAATCTTACAGAGTAGATATGATGCAGCATTACAGGCACAGAACATGCAGGCACAGATGGCACAGTGTTGCTGTGATATCAAAGAAAGCATCTTAGCAGATGGACAGGCTACACGCCAGTTAATCCAGGATAACACGATTCAGAACTTGAGAGATAAGCTTGCTGATCGTGACAGAGATTTGCAGACAGCATATTGGCAGATCTCACAGGTATCACAGACCAATAACATTATTGATGCAGTGAGACCGACACCAAAACCGGCTTATATGTCTTGCAGTCCATACTTTGCGTATAACGCATTTGGCAATGGTTGCTGCGCAAGTGGGAATGTGATGTAAGTGAACGATATATCACTACTTGACTTTCTGACGGTGTACGGAGTTGCTTTGCAGATAGCGAATTTTAACAGCGATCTATCACAGGCGAGCAATTCCGACATCGAAAAACACTTGCATGAGCAAGACAGTAAGTACTTTTTGAAAATAATTGAAAACCAAAACAAAATCATAAGCATGTTGGAAGAATCCATATCTACGAAAAAGTAGTCTTGCGAACATCAAAGAGAGTAGGCATGCGCTTGCTCTCTTTTTTTAAGAAAGGAGAAAAAATATGTTAAATTCTATTGCTAAAAATGCTCAGACGGTAGCAACAAATCAGAATGTATTATTTACGGAAACAAGAGTGAAAAGCCGTAGATGTGCTTGTAACACAGGGTGGCTTGCACATGACAACGGCAGTGGACTTTTCGAAATCACAAACCGTGGAAATCTGCCGATGGCGGTCGAAGTTGAGTTTAACGGAAACGTTACGGCATCTGCAATAGGAGCGGTAGCGTTATCTATCAAACAGAACGGAGAACCGATTTCCGGTACGGAAATGGACTATACAGTAGCAACGGCAAATGTGTATCAGAATGTCGGGGCAACTACATTGATTGCAGTTCCGGCCGGAAGTAGCGTCACTATATCGGTTGGCAACGTTGGCACCGTTGACACATTGGTTAAGGATGCGAATATCATCATTAAAAAGCTCTCATAGAAAAGGGGTGAGTTTCTATGATTGATTTTAAAAGCAACCTAGATGTCAAAACTCCGAAAGAAATCTTTGCCGAAATCAACGAACGGTTTATCGGAGCTGTTATGATGCACGGACAGTTTGCAGACTACTTCGATTTCCTTGGCTTAAAAGGCTTTAAGCGGATGCATGAGTACCAGCACATTTCGGAAAGCTTGGAACGTAGGAAAGTGTGCCGATATTTTATAAACCATCACAATCAGCTTATTGATGATGTATTTGATGGAAAAGTGAATGTTATCCCGGATGCGTGGCGAACGGCCAAACGGTTAAGCGTTGGGAAAAGCACAAAGCAGAAAGCCGTAGAAGATGGCTTTGTCGAGTATCACAATTGGGAATCCGAAACAAAGGAAGTGTACGAACAGTACGCACACACGCTAAGAGAAAACGGTCATGTGGCTGATGCTATGTTCGTGGAATGTTTAGTAGAGGATGTAAGCGAAGAATTAAAAACTGTAGAATGTATGATTAACGACTTCATATCTACCGGATATGACATGGTATACATCACAGAAATTCAATCGGAGATTCACGACAAATACAAAAAGAAAATGAAAGGAATCGAGGTGTAATAAATGAGCGAGATCAAAAAGATTTTGGAAGAACAGCTTGAACGTGAGAAAGCATCTGCAAGAAAAGACTTAAATATGTCTAACTTACAGGCAATGTACATGATTACATCTACATTGTGCAATATGAAATCTTTGGAATGTGAAAGCGTACCGGGGATGATTGCGGATGCATCGGAAAACCTTATCAAGAAGTACAGTAACGGAAAGTACGACAAAAACATTGATGCACTATATGACCAGTACATTATAGCGAAAGAGATGTATCAGCAGAACGGAGATCAAGCACACAGAGACAAACTGATGGAAAGTGTCGGGAAACTTATGGTAGAAGTGTACGACATGCTTTC